CACCAAGCTTAACTCCATCTTCTAGGAGTGACTTAGCAATCTTACCCATTGGGGTGTCTAGGATTTGTGCTTTTCCGATGAAGTTATTACCTTCAGCAGAAAGCGATGTGATTCGGTGGGAAACACGGTCAAGGTTAACAGTAGGACCATCAGGATGACCCAACTCGCCAAGAGCACGTGATGTTTTAATGTACTCTTCATTGTATCTGTTTACCTCTTTCTCAAGAACTGAGAATGGATACATACGTCCATTGCGATTCTTTAGTTCAGACTGAAGGAATACTCCCTCAATATACAACTTTTTAGAATCACCTTTACCTTCGCTAATTACATTAACGTTTTCAATTTGTTCCGTTATCAGTTTCATTAGATGGTTCCTCTACCTTTGGTTCATCGAAAAATGTATTTGCTACAGTCTTCTTATAAGACCCCATAGCATCTGCTGCACGTGCATACAATAAATCTTGTATAGCGTCAATCGCTTCAGCTCTTTTATTATTCGATATCAAATCAGCAGTATCAAGCACCGCTTCGGGTGGTTGTTCCACTGGATCTGTTACTGGATCTGCCATAATATTTACATAGTGTGTTTATTATTTAGTTGTTTTCTTAGGTTTAGATGCGGAGGCAGCAACTGGTTTAGGCTGGGCCTTGATTTTCTGTAGTTCTTTTTTGTGATCATCATCTGCTCTTGCCTGATCTAACACTGCTTGATTGTCCTGTGCAGCAGCATCAATCTCTGGTTGGTAAGCAATGTTTTGACGATCCATTGTATCCAATGTTGTAACATCAATAGGATCCATAGCAAGACCAGATTCGATCTCTGCATTCATTTGCTTATCAAGTTCCTTATACTCTGTTTCATTCTGCTGTAGAATGTTTCTACGGATATGTTCAACAGAGAAATACTTACCTACAAATGGATCCATCTGTGCAACCATTGCCATTCTCTGAGTAACCATCTCAAGTTCTTTCAACTCATTGAAATGATTATCAAAGAGCCAGTCCCACTGAATATGCTCCTGCATATCATCCCAATCTTCAGGAGTGATTACTCCCTTGAGAATAAGCTGTGTCTTGAGTATATCGAGAAATAGTTCTCCAAATCTTTTACGTAAACGTCCGATGAACTTGGTGAACTTAAGTTCGTCTCTAAGGACTTCAGTGGTTTTACCCAAGTTGAATCCCTTGTTATCATCTGTGAGCCTGGAAGGAGGAAGATTGAGGCTATTATAAAGTTTCTTCCTAAAGTACTCAACATCTTTGAGTTCCCCTAGATTCTGTCCACCAGGTAAGGTGGTGATCTCAGTTCCACGACCACCCTCTCTACGAGGTAACCAAAAATCTTCTAGCATACTCATATGCTTTTTGTCGTCACGTATCTCACCAGTCTTTGCATCGTAGACTAGTTTGTTACGGTAACGTGCCATTACATCACGAAGGTATTGTTCCGCTTTTACTTTTGGAAGGTTACCTACATCGATGTAGAATATTCTACGTTCAGGAGCACGTGATAATCTATAGATTACAAGAGCATCCTCAATCATCCTTAATTGGTTTAAGGATTTGATTGCTTTATGTAAGAAACTTAGAATAAGTCTTTTGTTTAAATCTTGTAGTCCAGAATTAACAAAGGTGATTGAGTCAACAGCAATCTTAATACCTTGATTGTTGGACATATCACCAACAGGACCAAGAGCACCACCTCTAAGGTATCCTCTAGGATTGTATAACCAATAGTCTACAAACTCACCCCACTCATATGCTTTAGCGGATTGTTTCTCTTCTGGAGTTAGTGTTCTATTGTTGCTTGATAATTTTTGTCTGACCTTCTTGATCTTAAGGGGATCAATGTATCTCAGTTCTAAGATACCCTTCTTTGGATTAGCAAGGTCTATTACTTTGTGGTAAATTAGTTTACCATCTACATACCAATTTCGAATAAGCTCATGTGCTCTCTTTTCAAAATTGAGTAGTTGTTTTATATGATCAAACTCATCACGGATCTTATTCTTGACACCCTTTCCAACTTCAAGGTTATCTAAGTTGATCTCTACACAACTATCATTTGTATCATTGACTACAAATTCATTCACAATTTCATCAACAGCACTGTCCACCTCTGGGTGGAGAGCCATGTCTCTATAACGACGAATGAGTTCAAACTCATCTCTGGCACTGTTGTCCATATCGACATAAGTACCAAAATAACCCCCTGCAGCTACTGCAACGGGTTCGTCAGCAGAAGGAGGAACTGGAGATTGACCCTTCAGTTCCTTCTTCCTATTAATTTGAAAGCCAAATAACTGACTCATAATATTAAAGTTTTTTACTACCGCAAGTATTTATACGATAGAAAAAAGTCTATTTTATGATGTCACCGTTCTTGGCATCACCTTCTTCAACTGTCCAATATGAATATTGGAATTCAACTGTGAACTCTTCAATCTGATCATTGCTGTCATAAGCAAGGTCGATCTGAGAAACACTAGCAGGAAATGCATACCATAGTTTGTACTTCCTTAAGTTTGATCCTTTATCGCTTGCATCTTTTTCTATCTGTGTAACAAATAGATCAGCAGTGTAGCGTTGACCTCCTTCAGCAGGGTTGAATGCCTCAGCAGTATTACCCTCATGAGAGTTCATCTTGTTCAACCAAGTCTCAAAGTAACCACGAGTCTTCATGTCCTTATCGTTGATGAAGGTTGCAGTCCAGTTGTCAAATGTGCGGTCTCCAGCAATCTTAACTGACCTACCTCTAAAAGGAACTTCAATTGTTCCTAGACTAGATGCAGGTAGAGCTGCTGATTTACACATCATGTTAACCAGTTTATTGTCAACTGATAAACCTAGAGATGGAAATGCAATCTCCACCTCAAACATATTAGGTTTGACACCTTGAGCAACCTTAGCCAGGAATTCTGAGACGTTACTCGATATATTTGCCATTAGTCTTGTCCTCTGTGTTTATATTTAGTGTAACGAATTAGCGTCCGACTACTTCAGCGAACGAAACACCAGTACGTGTTGCAGTAAATGTAACTGTTACGTAGTTGATTGAACGAGTTGGCTTCAGGAATAATTCTGCAACAAACTCATTGCGATCAATAACATCAGGTGTGTTATTGGATGTATCACAAACAACTAAGAAATCAGTTAAACCTTGTCTTGCTTGAACTTCATTCAAGTAAGAGTTGACAGCAGCACTGAAGTTTGAACGTGTAAGTTCATCGTTAAGTTCGAATAGAACACCTTTGGCGAGGGTCTCTACTCTAGACTCAATGTTGAGGAATAATCTACGAACATTGATTCTGTCAAATGCAGATGGTGAAGCAAGAGCAGTCTTGTCACCGAATAATGTAATACCACTTCCAGCAACAGAAACAACTGGGTTGATTCTATTCTGATAAAGTTCATCTCTATCTGCCTTAGATGGGTTGTATGCTAGTTTAACAGCATTACGAATTCCACCTCTGGTCAATCCAGCAGGAGAGAACCAGTCATCTGTTGCAGTTGATGTAGCAACACATAAACCAGCAATGTCTCCGTTAGTTGGGATGTAACGATATACATCGTTAAAGCGGTCATAGATGTACTTGTATCCACTATCGAATACTCCATATGATGTGGAGGTTAGTCCACTGAAGAATCCAAGAGTGTTATCCTTCTGTTGTCTAGAAGTCAAAGCACCAGATGTACCAATTTGGTTTCCTCTGTAAGGTGATACAAATGCAATTGCATCTCTACGGCCTGCTGCAATAGCAAGTACCTTAGCTGCCTTTGTCTTTGTATCTGATTCAGTACCTAATGATCCACCCATGAGGATGAAGTTAACATCAGTATTCTCATCATCAGCAAACTCATCATATGCTGATGCAATTTCTCCAGCAGTATATGAATAGTCATCAACACCAGCAGTTAGTGTTGTTTCAATAGCACCACCAATACCAAGTGCTCCAGATACACTACCAGAAGCAGCGTTCCAAACAGCACCAGATACTGTTGTTGCTAAAGCAGCACCATGATAGACATAGTTTGACTCAGCATTGATGATTGACTTGTAGTACACATTTGCACCCTCTGTTGATTTTGCATCAGAGAGTTTTGAAAGATATGTAAGACGTTCAACGATTGTGCTAGAAGCACCAGATACATCACCAGTTGTGTCGATCACTGCTACATGAACTTCGTCTCCAGAAAGACTTCTATCAGCAGCGAATGCAGATGTACCAGGACGAGGACCGATTGCACTCAACTTAAGTCCAGTACCAGCAATTTCTGTGTTGGTATACCAGTCACTAACCTCAGAGATTGCAATCTGTGTATCAGTTACAGAAGCGATATCGAATGTTGCATCTCCACCACCACCAGAAACTGTGACTGTATCTCCTACAAGATATCCAGTACCACCAGCGTTGATTGTAACAGCAGTTACAGCACCAGTTGCAGCATCGATTGTGAATGTTGCGTTTGAACCACCACCAACGATTGTTACAGTTGCACCAACTGTGTATCCAGTACCAGCAGTATTGATTGCTACAGTCTGAACAA